CGGCCACAAAAAAGCCCACCGAAGTGGGCTATAAATGTTACTGCGGGGAAACTATTCGTCGTCAAATTCATCCATCTGGGACTGCAGAAACTCAGCCTTCAAAAGCTCAATACTGCCCAACATTGTCAGCGGTGACGCCGTGGTAAACCAAGTGTTAATCACCTCGCCGTCATGTGTCACCGCCACCGCCGCAAAGCTTTTAGCTTTATGGTACTGCATGACCTCAAGAAAATGGTCTAGGGTTAGCAGCATTTCAGGATCGATGCCTTTGGTTTCAGCTTCAAAAGCCTCTACAGCTCTAAGCATCACAACCTTGTCTGTCGTCATCTGTCACCTCGATCGCCGGATAGTCGTGAATGAGACGCGCCCAGTGGGCTAATATCTCCGTGTCTTCAGGTGTTTCGCGTCCGCACAGCCGACGCTCTTTCGCTTCGTAGATAAAATCAGTGTCAACACTCATATCAAATGCTCCGTAAAGTACGCTAAACCGTATGCTCCGAAGATCATTGTCATTATGATCAGAAGCGCCGTTAACTCTCTTAAAAGACTCATGCAATCACCTCTTTGTTGATTATACCTCATCTTGTTGTTTACAAGCGTATCCGCTTAGAGCATCGGACGCATTTCAGAGCCATCCGATGGTTATCGTGACCACATTTGCAGTAAGAAAATCGGTTAGGTGGCGCGTCAGCCGCGCTGTACTTGCTCACGGTGCGAACCCGCTCACCGCTCACAAGCATCAAGTCCCTGTTAGTTAATATCACTCGACATCACCCTTTACTGCAAACATGCGCTCGACTTGCTCAACGGAGAGAACGTACTCCGCACCCGTGTTGGAGTTAAGGTCTAACACGACAAAAGGATTTTTGCGCGCCCGCTCCTTAAACCCTACAAGCTTAAATCGCCTACTCCCTTGACTGCTGATCCTATCAACGTCCAACTCGACCATATCGGTGAGACACTGTCGGAAATGAAGTTCACGCTCTAATGCTTTCTCAGTGTCGCTCAGACCACCAGTGATCCGAACTTTAAAGCCGTTAAATTTGACGCTGTCAGCGTCATAGCCGGCGTTACCAAGTTCAAATTCAAGGCCGTATTCGGCCAACAAAGGCGTTAGACCGTTGGTGATAATCTCACGCACGATCTTTGCTGTTGCTTTATCCATCGTTTCAATTTTCATGATTGTTCTCCTGCTTTCTTATGGGCTTGAATTGCCTGTATGGCTAACTCCAACAAGGGTGCGGAGTTACTATGTATAAAAGTTGAAGAGCCATCAGAGTGGTAATAGGCAACCTGAAATTCATCTCTCGCGTTGTTGTCGCGTAGATTGATAAACAGTTCATAGTTTTGGCAGTCTGAACCAAACGACGCGCACTCGTTAGATGCCCAAGAAATATCCGTAAAACCGGCGTTTTTAAGCAACGTAAGTTGTTGAATCGTTAATGCTTCTTTGTCAAAGCGGTGGTTGTCGTTAAGTTCAAGAGCTTTAAATAGGTTAGTCATTATTGGTCTCCCGTGGCCCCCTTTCGGGGGCGGTTAATTTACGCTATCGGTAGCACCTTGACGCGCTCTTTTTTACAGAAAAATTCATCGCCACCGCAGCGCAACACGTAACCATCTTTTTCTAACACTATCTTAATGATCTTCGCTTTGAGCCACATCGACCCAAATTCACCTTTAAATAAAACATTTTTGTTTTTCATTTTGTAGCCTCTTTCTTGTTGGTAGGACTCTATTATACAACCATAGGTTGTCATACACAACTAAAAGTTGACTATTTAGACGTTAAAAAACTCATCTATGTCACCGCCGCACACCTCACAGCTTAAAGTTACCAGGATACGCTCGACAGTTTGATCGCCCATCGATTCGTGGTTCACCTCATTTTCAAACCAGACAGAATGCTCCTCAACCCATCCGCAAGTACCACAGTGATAATTCGTCAAGCCATGATCTTCCGACTTCTCGCCGAACACGGCATCCCAGTTGCTCCAAAACTCAGCCTTTGTTGGCCGTTGCTTGCTGCCCTTTCCCATGCGCTACTCCTTATCCCAGTTTGCGGGATCAAATGGATCGTCATCGACTGCGCCTGCGTCGATCTCCGACCAGTTAATTTTCAAGTTGTTGACACTGTCGAAAATAAAGCGCGATGCCGCTAACGTGTTAACCGTTATGTGTCGCGCCCTCACGCCGGCTATTTCTCGCTGACTCGGACTGTGAAACATTCCCTCGTAACTCTTTAGCTGCTTCCAAAATGTCTGCTCCTTCATCGGCTGTTGAAATTTGTTGTCGCGCAGAGTCGAGGCATATATCGCATATATCTCAGGCTTCTGAGCGACACCGCCGAACTGCACCACGTTGCCACCCACTGATGCTTGGCGCATTTCACCGCTCTGCAGGCAGTTCAACAGCCACTCATTCACGTTGTTTAAAGCTTCTAGCTTTTGATCTTGGAGAGCCATCGTCTGTGGCACTAAGCGCAGGTTTAAGTTGCTTAGATCGAAGTTTCGCAGGTAGTGAATCAACGCACTGGCGCCGCCAGATTTGTACCAACGATCTAGGCCATCGAAATACTCGCTGTCCTGCTGCCGTGACTGCCCAACGTCGAACACCGCAAAGCGTCTCTCGTCTAAGCTCGCCGGCACAACGAAGTTCTCGTTGCTCGTAAAGAGGACACGGGTGTAGTTTGGCGCCGAGTAAGAGTCAACACCCTTACGCTCGATCTGAATTCGATCATTCGTCAGAAGGTCTTTTAACGCCCCCTCGCTGCTCTTAGCACCCGCCCAATAAGCCTCGTCGGCTTGCAGCAGTAACGTAGATTCGAGGTGCCGGTTGAAGTTACCCGTCACAGCTTCCGCTCGACTCACGATCATGTGGTGCGCGGCAAATAAGTGTCCGAGAAGCTCACCGAACATCGTTTTACCGGTCCCTTTACCGCCTCTAAGCACTAAGCCGACACCGACCTTGGTCATCGGCTTCTGAATAATCTGAGCCGCCCACCCTATTATATAATTCGCATGGGTGGCATTGCCGTCGGCGATTACGTCGGTGACAAAGTCGAGCCACGGGTGAACGTCACCCTCGCAACTTTCGACGGACCAACCGCGCCACAGGTTGTACCTGTCGAGCGTCTCAATATCCGGCGCAAATGTTAAGCCTGCCGCATATGTTCTCCGCTCTGGGTCTTCTAGCCACATGTCCACTAGGTTCAGCAACTTCGGCTTCTCGTCGCCTGACAATACACGACAGTTCATGTGTTCTTTCTTCAGATCGTCAAGCTTATATAGGACCATGTTGTCTTTATTTAAGTCTTCGCGCAGCACCCGCGCAGACCCCTCGACATGCACGAATGCCCACTCGCTAAGCATCCGTGGCAACCTTTCTTCTGCAACTTGAACAGACACAACAGCTTTTTCCATCGCCTTTACGGACGCTAACGTGACGCTGTGCTTGCCAGTACCACTTGCGAATGTCGAGTACCGTCGAGCGCAGTGGCCCTCTTCATAGCTCACACCCGAACTCGACCACTGATCCCAGATGTCACAACCGATGTCCTCACCGTTATAATGGTGGTGCAGCGCCATACCGATCTTCACCCAATCGTCGTGGTGTGAATCAGGATCAATGGACTTAAGCATTTCGTGAACATCTTGCTCAGAAACCTCCATCTTTGAACGTATCCAAGACAAATCATCTGGGTCTGTTTCAGCAGCGGTTTGTGACGCACCAACCCGCGCCAACTCCCAACCGATTTGCTGCTCCGCAAGCTTTTCAAAATAGGCAACAAACGCCACAGCCTGATCTTTGTTTATAGTTGGCAGGTCAGCGTGACTAACGTCGGCGATACTTCTGCCACCAACCCACCGATAAGGCTCTTTCGTTGACGGATGAATCCCAAAGGCCACGAACTGTTGACCGTCAGCAAGGATTTCAACGGCGTGTTTGCTACCCGCCGCATCTGCGTATTCAGCAGAGCGTATTTTGCTGAAACTGCCCTCGACCCTAAAAGGTAGTATGCATTTCGGCTTCTGACCGATCCGCACAACCGAGTCTCCCACATTCATTTTCAACCAATGCAGTAAATCATAATTTACTTTTGCGTCGAGGCAGTCGATATCAACTGCGATGGTATTTCGGCACAACACCCCGACACCGCCGTCGCTGTGTCCGTTGCCAAGCCATCGGTCAACGTCGTCATGAGTTGCGCGAATGTCCTGCCACCCCGACACCATCGGAAACTTCTTACCGCGCTTGAGGGGAACTATTTCATATCCCTTATCGATCAACGAGTGACCAAATTCTTTCAAAAACATGTGCTACCTCAGATTTCTTATTCGGTACATTTGCACGTCTGCTGACGCGCTGATTAGCGCGCAACCTGCAGAATTTAAGCCGCGCTCAAAAGCTAAAAGTATCTTCATGCAAAGCAGATTAAGAGTTTCTCGAAGTCGCATAGATCACCTCTGTACTATTGTTAAATTCACACACGATATCGGGGCAAAGCTCCCGCCAACTCACGTACCCACCGGTGATTAGCTCCATCTGAAGCGCCCGATGTGCGGGAACGATGCCCGACTGGCGCCACTTCGACAGTGCCTGCTTGCTAACGTCCAGGCGCCTTGCTAGAGCATTACAGTTTTTTAGTTCGGCCACCGTGACCACTGAGTCGATAGCGGCTTTCACCGCCGTTGCATATTCACTGACATAGATCATTTATCTTTTCCTTTTTTAAAGTTTTCTAAAAAAACAGCTATTCATTAGTTGACACAATATCGCATAACGATATTATGTCAACAACAAAAGGTTGTAAATAAAAGGAAAAGTTAATGAAACACGCACTGCTCGGAGCATCGAAAGCTCACCGTTGGATGTCTTGCCCAGGTTCGATCATGTTGGAGTCCACGTTCGCGGATGAAACATCGTTTTTTGCCGCAGAAGGAACAGCGGCACACGCACTGGCTGAAGAGTGTTTGCTGAAGCAGAAGCCACCCGAACATTTCATCGGCGTTGAGTTTGAAGGCTTTATCGTCGATCCAGATATGGCTAATCACGTTGCGACCTACGTTGATTTTTGCAACGGTCAGGAAGGTGATGAGAAGCACGTCGAACTGCGTGTGGATTACTCGCAGTGGGCGACCGGAGGCTTCGGCACAGCCGACTTCGTAACCCTACACGACGGCACTCTCCACGTTATCGACCTGAAGTATGGGCAGGGCTTAAAAGTAAACGCTAACCGCAACGAGCAGTTGATGCTCTACGGTTTGGGCGCGGCCTACGAATTTATGGATCAAGTCGATACGGTCAGCATGACCATCGTGCAGCCACGGCTCGATCATATCGACACATACTCAATGAGAGCCAAAGACTTATTTAAGTGGGCTGACGATGTTGTTAAGCCCGCCGCTCTTTTAACGATGCGTCCAGACCCTACTTTTAACCCTACCAAAAAAGCATGTCACTTTTGCAAAGCCAAACCTACTTGTCGCGCTCTCGCAAAGCACAACTACGATTTGACACTCGGATCATTTGACAATCTTGAAGAGCCGCTTTTAGTTCAAGTTCCGCACACCATAAATGTTGAAGAGTTGTCCAACCTACTCCCAAAAATGGATGCGCTCATTGGATGGGCGCAAGGCGTTCAGAAACACGCGCACAAGCTTTTGCTTGATGGCGGCATCCTACCAAATTACAAACTGGTAGCGGGAAGAGGTCAGCGCAAGTGGGTCGATGCCGATTTAGCACAAGAACAATTGATCCAGATGGTCGGGCCTGACGCCCTCATCTCGAAACTCATTTCGCCAACACAGGCTGAAAAGCTGCTTGGGAAGGCGCGATATGGTGAGATCGTCGATCTCATCCACAAACCCGATGGCAGACCAACTCTGGCGCCGGACACCGATCCACGTCCTGCGCTTGCGCCAGAAGCGGCTGAATATTTCAGCGACATCACTTAAAAACTAAAATAGGTAAATTCTCAATGAGCATAATTACACTTAAAAATGTCCGACTCTCCTTTCCACAAATCTGGACGGCCAAGGCGTTCAACGAAGGGCAAGATGCAAAGTTCAACGCCAACTTTTTGCTAGACAAAGATGGCGACAAAGATCAGATTGAATCTCTCAGAAAAGAGATTAAGCAGGCCGCATCCGCGCATTTCAAGGGGGACATTCCCAAAAACATTAAGATGTTTTTAGGCGATGGTGCAGACAAGGCATATGACGGTTATGAAAATGCAATGTTTGTGAGCGCATCTTGCAAAAATCGGCCAACGATTATCGACCGTGACCGCACACCCTTGGTTGAAGAAGATGGCCGGCCCTTCGCCGGCTGTTATGTCAACGCCGCTATTTCTATATGGATAATGGACAATAAATGGGGAAAGCGGATTAATGCAAATCTCGTCGCGATCCAATTCGTGAAAGATGGCGAGTCTTTCGGCTCTGGACCCGTCAAAGCCGATAACATTTTTGACGACATCTCTGCCGAATCAGCGGCTGACGCCGAAACTGATGATTTTCTTAGCTAAATCAAAACAACCAAATGTTGTAATTATGCGAGGGGCTTCACTTGAAGCCTTTTTGCAGGAGACTTAATGAAAGCATCACTCTCGTATCCTTATGTCGGAACGCGATTTCAGTCCCTCTGTGACACGGTAGTCGTTGTCAAAGACATTGCAGAACTTGCTGATATTCCTTACGACTTGCTGAAAAACCGAATGGGAATGAAACGCAATCGAGCCAACTCACTCGTTAGTGTCTTTATCAGCGATTCTGATTTGCAGCCGCGGCGCAACTCAAGCACCAAGCGGGCATCGCGCAAAGCAGAGATTGCAAGTCATCAGGCGTGGGTGCAAGAGTGGCTGTCCAAACCAATCGTGAAGAACCAACAATGAATATATCGCTCGATTTTGAAACTTACAGCGAATGTGACATTCGCAAAGCCGGCGCTTACGCTTATGCCGATCATGCAACAACAGAAGTTTTGTGCTTGGCGTGGGCCATTGATGACGAACCCTCTGTACTGTGGACACCCGACATGTCCGTACCGCAACGGCTCTTCGATTTGATCGATAAAGGCGCAACTGTTTGGGCTTGGAATAGCTTTTTTGAGATGTCTATTTGGAACCTGGTATTGAAATGGAAGCCCGTGCCGATTGAGCAGTGGCGTGACACTGCAGCCCTCGCAGCCGCACAGGCTTACCCCCGTGCATTGGGTAAATGCGGGGAGGCACTTGGGTTAGTTGGTGACGCTGCCAAATCTAAACGCGGCAAGATTCTGATTCAGCGATGCTGTAAACCGTATCGCGGGGCTCGCGTCCGAGATTTAATTCTGTACCACGAACTGTACGACTACTGTTTGCAAGATGTCGTTGCAGAACGTGAAATCCGAAAACGGTTAAGACGATTGAGCATAAACGAGGGCCAAGTCTGGGAAGCCGATCAGTTGATAAATTGGCGCGGCGTTCGGCTTGATCGAAAGTCTATTGAGAATGGGCTGATCATAATTGACCGACACGCGAAGATCATGAATGAGCGCGTTAAGATTTTGAGTGGTGGGGCTATCGACTCGACCGGCTCACGCGCAAAAGCGATGCTTTGGTGCGCCTCACAAAATTATGTACTGACAAATTATGACAAGGCGGCAATCGCTGCCGCGCTCGAAGACGACAACTGTCCTGAAAACGTGAAAGAGTTTCTCGGTATTCGACAAAGCCTGTCAAGGTCATCGACAAAAAAGTATCAGGCGATGCTTGATTGCTTGGGCGCAGACGGGCGGGTGCATGGGTGCCTGATGTATCACGGCGCATCCACAGGCCGGTGGGCCGGTCGTCACATTAATCCTCAAAACTTACCGCGCCCGACCATCGATGATGTGGATGCATGCATCGAAGAGATGAAATCCCAAGACCCCGAAGCTATTAGCGGTGAGCCGATGGAGTCGCTCGCTTCGTGTCTTCGCGGAATGCTGATGGCGACAGAAGGCAACCGCTTGATGGTGAGCGACTACGCGTCAATCGAGGCCCGCGTTCTGGCGTGGCTCGCCGGAGACGACGCAATTATCATGACGTTTCTTGATGGACAAGACATTTATAAGACGACAGCTTCACGCATGTTCAATGTTGATTATGCCAAAATTAATTACGACCAACGATTTGTTGGCAAGGTCGCCACACTGGCGCTAGGCTATCAAGGTGGTGTTCGCGCATTCCAAAAAATGTCTGAGGCGTATGGAACCGAAGTGACAGAGCAAGAAGCTTTGAAAATTCGGAACGACTGGCGCGATGCAAATCAGGCGATAGTTCGACTATGGGTCGATGTGGAGCGCGCAGCAAGAAACGCGATTAGCTATGACGGTCAACAATATAAAGCGTCCAAAGGCGTCTTCAAAATGATCAAAGGTGATCTTCTTTTTAAATTGCCGAGCGGGCGGATTCTTAGCTTTCCAGATTCCGAGCTTCGGCACGGCGGTCGAACCCCTGAGATAATTTATAAAGGTATGAACAATCACACACACAGGTGGGACGAAATAAAATGCTACGGCGGATCGTTCGTGCAGTCGATAACTCAAGCTGTTGCCAGAGACATTCTTGCCGAAGCAATTCTAAGACTTGAAAAAGCAAACTATCCAATCGTTCTTCACGTTCACGATGAAATCGTGGCCGATGTGCCTAATGACTTCGGGTCTCTGGCTGAATTTGAAAAACTAATGTGCGTTTTGCCTGACTGGGCTGCAGGTCTGCCCATCGAAGCGGAAGGCTATGAATCAAAAAGATACAGGAAATAATAATGTGGATATTACCGAACAACTACCAACTGTCCTCTCGCTTTGCACAGGGCTTTCTGGCCTCGAAAGAGGACTTAAACTTGCCGGACTTGAACATCGAGTCCTCGCTCACGTCGAAATCGAAGCCTATGCGATTGCCAACTTGCTTGCGAAAATGGAAACGGGATTACTGGTTCCGGCGCCTGTGTTTAGCAACATTAAAACCTTGCCAGTGGCGCCGTTTCGAGACAGAGTTGACATCCTTACATCGGGCTATCCATGCCAACCCTTTTCAGCAGCAGGAAAAAGGCAGGGAGAAGAAGACCCAAGACACCTCTGGCCTTATATCAAAGAAATCATCAGAGCAGTTAGACCTCCTCGATGCTTCTTTGAAAACGTCGAAGGACACATTAGCCTTGGACTCAGAGAAGTCATTGAAGACTTGGAAGGACTCGGTTATCGCACGGCGTGGGGAATATTTAGTGCGCGTGAAGTCGGCGCAAGCCATCAGAGGAAAAGAGTATTCATCATGGCCGACACCCCGCGCATCAGAGTACAAAGATTGCGGTCCAGTGGGGTCGAAGAGCCAGATTCACATGGACAAAAGGAGTTATCTTTGCGCGAAAGTCAAAGACCCGAATATGCCAAATGGGAAGCTGAACCCAGAATTTGTCGAGTGGTTGATGGGGTACGAAATAGGATCGACAGAATTAGGCTTCTGGGGAATTCAGTCGTACCCCGAACAGCCGCAAAAGCATGGCTGACGTTACAACAACAGATTGAGGATTCAACTATTGCGTGAATCTGTTGTCGAGAAGAAAGTCACCGACTACGCAAAGGCTAATGGGTGGCTATCTTATAAGTGGGTGTCCCCCTCACAGCGTGGAGTTCCAGATCGAATGTATTTTAAGAATGGATCACTAGTGATCGTTGAGTTTAAAGCGCCAGGCAAAACGGCAACGCCATATCAGTTGGCAATACACAAACGATTGGCGGCTGTCGGGTTCACCGTTCACGTTATCGACGACATTGAAAAAGGCAAAGAATTGTTATGTTGAATCGAGACGACCTACATGATTACCAACGACGTGCGGTGGATTTCATCAAGGATAATCCGAAAGCCGCGCTCTGGATCGACATGGGTTTAGGCAAAACAGTCTCAACGCTCACAGCCTTATCGGACCTGATTGATCAAAAAGCGATCAAAAAGACGTTAATTATCGCGCCCCTACGCGTTTCAAATCACACTTGGCCTACCGAGATACACAACTGGAAGCACACGCGCGCGTTAAATTACACGATTTTGAGCGGTTTAACCCCTAAAAAGCGTGAAGCGGCAATCGATGAAGACACCGACATCCACATAATTAATCGTGAAAACATCCCGTGGCTAGTCGAGCAGCTAGGCCAAAGGTGGCACTACGACATGGTTGTGATCGATGAAAGCAGCAGCTTTAAATCTCACACCTCGAAGCGTTGGAAGTCACTGCGTAAAATCTTGGGTAAGGTTAGCCGAATGGTTCTGCTCACCGGCACACCGGCACCAAACTCCCTACTTGAGCTTTGGCCGCAATTTTACTTGCTCGATAAAGGTGAGCGCCTTGAGAAAACCAGAGGTAAGTTTTTATCAAAATACTGCACAGCCGTGGGCAATCCGCAGTGGAACCAGTGGGCGGTAAAACCTGACCGCGCCGACGCAATTCACAGCGCAGTATCGGATATCGCGCTAGTGATGTCTGCCGAAGACTACCTGCAACTCCCCGAACGCATTGACATATCGGTTGAAGTAGACCTACCGACCTCGGCTCGCAATTCTTATGAAGAAATGAAGTCCGACTTCATGATTGCATATCATGCCGGTGAAATTCTAGCAGTCAACGCCGCGGTTCAAGTAAATAAACTTTTACAGATGGCGAATGGAAATATATACACAGAAGATGGTGAGTACATCCGCGTTCATCGTGAAAAGTACGATGCCCTTGATGACATCATTGAGAGTACTAACGAGCCAATCCTCATCGCTTATACTTTTAAGTCTGATCTTGCTGAACTGCGCTTAATGTATCCCGACGCAGACGTGATCGGCAAAGACCCAACCGTTATCGACAGATGGAACGCAGGCGAAATTCCAATTTTGTTCGCACACCCCGCCTCTGCAGGTCACGGACTTAACTTGCAAAAAGGCGGAAGCGTCTTAGTGTGGTTCGGGCTCACCTGGTCACTTGAACTCTATCAGCAGTTTAACGCCCGACTGCATCGACAAGGGCAAGAAAAGCCCGTCCGCGTTTTCCATATCGTAGCTCGAAACACTGCGGACCGTTCGGTTTTAGACGCGTTGAGCAGTAAAAAAGTGACGCAGGATATGCTTTTGAGCGTTGTTGAGTCGCTGTCTTGAAAAACAAGCACATAGATATGTTACAACCTTGGGTTGACAACCCACGGTAAAGTATATATGTTATGCAGATATGGGTATTTGACCATTTTATTAATTAACCAGGGGTAAGAGTGATGGAATTCAAAAGCAGATTTGCTAGGGCGTGTGCAGCCAACTCCGACGTACCGTCTTACGGCCACGGACAACAAGTATACATCGCCAAAGCGGTTGGCGTTTCTCAAGAAGCGGTACGAAAATGGTTTGCAGGCGAGTCGCAGCCCCGAAAAGCGACGATGGACGCACTCGCAAAACTTCTTAAAGTTGAGCATGTTTGGCTTAGTCTCGGTGTCGAGCATAGCGAAACAAATAGATTTCGAGAAGTTGCTCGACGGCAAGACGCTGACCTTTACGCGCTCACTTCATATTTGATCAGCGTGGGTGGCGGTGTAGCATTTGAAAAGTCAGAAACAGGAAGCGCAGATATCACCTGCGTAATCAACGGTGAAATTCTTATGTTTAAATGCGTCACAGGTACGCAAAAAAGTAATCATGAGTATTTAGTTCATGTGCCTGTTATGAATGAGAATAAATCAGTAATTCAGGTAGCCTGCATCCAGTGTCCCGACTGGGTTTTCAATTGGGCATTTCTTGACATAAGCGAAATAGACGCCGGATCACATGCCATAGTTTGGCAGAACGATGCCTTTAAAATTGGTACAAAAACAGTCGAAAATCTCAAAATAGGAAACATAGATAAATGAATAGACCATATTTAAAAACGAATGAGCTTGCGGACCTTTTCGGCTTGACGCCTAAGAGCCTTTTGAACTCGATACATCGTGAAAGGTTTCCAGTGCCGACCTACAAACTTGGCAAATTTCGCGTAGCAGACAAGGCCGTAGTTGCGAAATACTTCGAGCTGAAAACAAAAGAAGGATTAGCTCTGATAAGTAGCAATTCTTTTTAATAAAACCAAAAAACAACAACTTTATGGGTATACAACTATGGATTGACTGTGTACTATTAATGCATAGATTGTCCGAACAGTGAATACACTAGCATTATTCTTAGAATTTAACTAGAAGAAGGCACTAACATGACCGATAAAGAAGCAAAAAAGAATAAGGATCAGTTGGAACCGACAAGCGCGCAGGTTGACGAGATTAATCAACCTTCGCATTACACGAAAGGTCAGATCGAGTGCATCGATTATATGGAAGATAAACTAGGTGCGGGGTTCGGATATCACCTAGAGGGCAATATTTTAAAGTACATGCATCGTTGGAGGCACAAGCACGACTCACAAAGCGGTAGACTTACAGATTTACGAAAAACTATGTATTATCTTAAAAAACTAATCGCAGATGTTGAAAAACACGACGTGCCAATATGCCACGACTAACTAATCTTAAAAGAGAGGGCGAAAGCCCTTTTTTATTAACATTAATTTGAGCCGTTTAGTGTACCACCTGAGTACTTTATCACCGTAAGTCATTGATTTATATACCAACAATAACTACCTCTTATAGTTTAGTAATTTAATATATTGTTATTTATCAATCACTTACATTAATCTTAGTGCATTTTAGTACATTTTTGATCATCATGTAAGTGTTTGATTTATAATCATTTTTAAGTTTATCTCATGTTAGTGCTGTT